TTCCTGATTTAGGGTATGGATTTATTCCATAGGTTGTTGTTGAAGTAACAGATCCACTTTGGAAATATAAATAATATTCAAATCCATCAAAATTTGAAATAATATCATTTATACTAGAAGTAGTACTATTAATTAATTGATTTTTTAAACTAGAAGTAGATGCATTATATACTGCTATATCATTGTTATAATCTTCAATTTGTTTTACCTTAGTATAAAAATTTAAAACTCTTTTTTTAGCAGAACTAAAAAATACAAAATTATCATAACTACTATAATCAACATTTATACTAATACTTTGAGAAGTAATTAAATTTAAAAGTTGTTGATATGAAGATGTAGATACGGTTTGTACACTATTTACTAAGCTGTAATATGTTTGGTATGGAGTACCAACATTATTTTCATCAGCTATTTTTATATCAAAATTAGGACCTCTTAATTGTGGTAAAGGTGCAGGTAATATTAAAGTATCTAAATTAATATCAAAAACAAAAGGATTTACTTTTTCTTTAACTACCCACAAACTATCTTTTTCTTGAATATTGTCTGGTAGTGGTTGATATAATTTAAATAGGATTTCATAGCCTGTTAGTACCTTATTTAAAGCAAGATTAACTGCTAATACTTGGTTATTATTTCCAAAATTAAGAACATAATCAACAAAATAAGCAGAACCTGTATATTCATTTATTAATGCTATAGAACCACTTTCAATTTGCTCATTTGTAAGAATGGTAGAACCTATTCTTAATTCAGTTCTATCTGAAGATATTTCTTTTAAAAATAACTCAGCTGATGGGTTAGATAATTTGTTGTTAAAAAAGTTATATTGAACTTTAAATTCTCCTGATGTATATCCTAAATTTTGAAGATCTTTAACAGGGTCTATCTCAATAACAGGAAAATAAGAGCCAGTAGTTGTATTGTATTCAATTCCTATATTTGTTGTTGGAATAGAATTATTTACATTTAGTGAAGAAGAAATTTCAGGAACTAAATTACTATTAACAGGTAATTTAAAGTTTTTATAATTATAATTTGTATTTAAAAGATTTCCACCTATATCATATATATAGTATTCAATATAATCATTTGCTTGACCAAAATTTTCTTTTATTGTTTGGGATGTAAGTAATCTCACATCAGTATCTTCATAACGAGATACTTCTTGTGTATTTAAGATTGAACCTACTATTTTAATATTGTCTGCCATTATTTATTAGTCAAATCATTTATTGTTTGTTGTGCATCTAATACTTGTTGTCTTAATGATGTAATTTCATTTAACAAAGCTTGAATATCATCTTGACTTATACTTATGCCTAAGTAATCAGCTTCACGTTGTATTATATATTGATGTGAATTAGAATCCCCATCTCTTGGAATTTGAAAAAATAATTGTTCATACAACTCAAAAAAGTCATCAATAGTAAAAGAAGGAGATTCAACTTCTTCATTTGAATTAATCAATTGACTAAATTGAGTATCAACTACTCTATTATAGGTATCTTTATTAAATACTGTTTTTTGTACTAGTATTTGTGACATTATCTTATAACTTTAAAATAGTAATTATTATCAGATATAATTGTTTCGCCGTTAGACAATACAGTTTTAAATAATAATTTATAATAACGTTCTGGTTCTAAACCATTCATATAAACATCAAAATAATTACCTGTTGAATCACAACTAATTTTAGTATAATTCACATCATAATCTACGACAATTTCCTCAGTATCCAAGTCCTTTATTGACCAATATGAAGAGGAAGGTAATGCTTTGTTATTTAAATAAACTGAACTAGTTTGAAAAGATCTAGCTGGGAATTTATCTCGTACATTTATTCTAAAACGTTGTACTGAATCTTGTTGATATTCACCTTTATTATTACCTAATGATGGCACAAATAAATCGTTAGTAACTACTGATAGTGAACCTGTGTAAATTGAGTCATCCCATCTTATTTCTAAGCATGGAGGATAAATTGTATGGGTATTACTTGAAAAATATTTTGTTTCAAATTTCGAAGATGTTGTAAACTCAATAGATGCAGAATGTTTTAATATAAAACCATAGTTATTTATAGATCCACTGTTCCAAGCTTTTACAGTATTTGTTGTCTCTATTTCAATATCTTTAGAAGTAATTGAAGTAAATGATTGACTAGCAGCATATAATGAACTAGTATACCATAAACCACCCCCAACAGCAGCTCCGCTTCCATTTCTATAAGAACCAGTTGAATTAGATGGTAAAACAATAGATGCAGAGGTAAACCAGACACTGCCACTGTTTTGGTTTGTGTATTTCCAGCTTACTCCGTTTGTAGTTGCAGGAACATTACTTAATCTACCAGTACCTACATTCCAATCAGAAGATAGTGGGTGTGAATATAATGTATAGTTTAAAGGTAAAGATGAAGCGTTAGCTAAATATAACTTTAAGTATGTATCAAATTCCTTGCCCTTTACTTTATTCGCGATTATATCGCTTATTTGATTAGAAGGGAATTTAATAAGAACACGAGACACTTCATCAGTATCTTCAAAAGAAGTATATGTGCTAATTTCTAATATTTCATCCAATCCAGTATTAAGTGTTGGATAGAATGAATATAGAGTAGCACTCTTTTCAGGGAATATTTTATAGATTGCCATAGTTAGTAATTACTACATATAAATATGGTAACTACCAAACTATTTTACGCTAATAACGCGTGATATTCTTTAAAATGTTTAATACGATCAGCAAGACCAATAGTACCACCATTAACACGTTTAGTGATTTGTGTAACAACTGCATCAGTTGCACCACCATCTGCTAATTTATGTAAACCATTTTTATTAAAGAACCAAGCAGCAGACAACAATGCATATTTTCCTGCTACTACTGTTGGATCTTTAGTTAAGTCTTCATTAATAGATTTACCAAATGCAGTATAGTTATCTTTACCTGTTAATTGAATATAACCACGACCACAATACTTAGCACCATCACCAGATGCTTCAGGACCATTACCCATTCTACCACCATATACTTTATTAGCAATTTTTTCTGGTTTACGTTCGTATTGTTTAGCTAATGCTTCAGTTGGGAAATACTTTTTAAATATACCCATTAGACCTTTAGCACTATAATTTAAATTTTCTTTTGTTAAACGGAACCCACCAGATTCATGACCACACTGAGCTAAAAAATGAGCTAAACGTAATGGAGTATTGATTTGAAATTTTTCCATTACAGCTGGGATTTGAGCTATTACAGCATCAGGAACATGTCCTTTTAATTTTTCTAAATTCATATTTTAATTTTTATAAAGTTATAACTCTACCTTGAATATCAGTATTAGGATACCTAACTTCAAATATAGCTGGGTCTAGTGAAGGGTATACGTTTCCTTTTTTAGTAGCTCCTGCAATATCATATCCATAAGGGGAATAGTTTCCTCCTTGTTTATTAACAATTTCTAATTTTGATACAGATTGAACTCCTCTAATTTGTAATAATCTAGACGTAATATCTGAAAGTATTATTGGTTGATTAATTTGCCATTTATCTATATTGAAGTGGTCTTTTAAAGCAGCTATACAATTAGTTAATACGTCTTTATTAGAATAACCATTTAATACAGTAATATCAAAATTAACTCCAATGTTAATATAGAAAGCATCTTTAATATTAATAGCATCAGTAACCATTCTATATTGATTCATATAGATTACTAAATTATTTTTTAAAGTTTCTGAGCTTGTAATTAAGTTTTTATTTGAATTATATGCTAATATATATAAATCTAAAGCTAAAGGATTATTTGCTTGAACATTAGCTACTGTTTGTTGATAATTTCTATTAAAATCTTGAGAAATATAAGCTTTAGCTATAGTTCCATAATCAGCAGGCATTGATAAAGCTCTTATTATATAATCATCTTTAGTTACAGATCTTAATTGAGTTGAAAATGAATATAAAGCGTTTTGTCTAATTTCGTCTGATGTATCTCCATTTCTACCTCCTGTAGATGGAAATGGGTTTGATGATACTATACTACTTAATACTGATCCTGACAAAGATCCAGCATTATTTTTAAAATAAGCTGTTGATGTATCTATTGTAGTTAAATCATTAGCTGGTATATTTGATGTAATGCCACCACCAACTAGGTATCTTACGGTTAAAGAACCTGAAGGGACTAAACCATATTCTTGAGAAAAGAAAACAGAAGCCTCATTATAATTATTAGTCAATAAAGAAATTCCAGGTACACTACCTGATTGAATATTACCTGGTGTTGGGATAATCTGACTATCTGTTTTATCTGTAGTAATTCCAGCTCCAAATTCTAATTGTAATGTATTATCTGATAATATACGAGACACAAAACGTCTAGGTGACTTTTGTAACTGTAGTAAATAAGGAGTTTGATCAGTACTGTATGAAGGATTAGCTATTTTTTCAAATATAGTAGATTGAGCTAAGTAAGGAACTTCATACCATATATTTCCGTCACTACCAGTAACATTTAATATTTGTAATATATTAGTATCAGTAATAGTAGCTGTTGCAAATTTTTGGTTTGGAGGAAAAGAAACAGCAGCTGATTTTATTTCTGCAGATATAGCTGGAACTGATTTTTTAAATAAATAATAATCATTATTATAATAAGTAATTTCAGCACTTCCTGTATCAGTAAAATCTACTTGTTGAGTAGTTAAAAATTTAGTACCCGTAGTAGCAGATGTTAAAGAAGTATTTTCTGGTATTATTAAGCCATAAGTTATATAATCGGGAGTTGATACTCCAGCACTTGAAGTAGCAGGTACTAATTGATATATATCTACAGTAGTATTAGAAGCATAAGATGCTTTAGGACGATAACCCATTACATATGCTTGAGCGTATAAATTCTCTTTTTCTTTAGCGTATAACAAGAAATTTTCTTGTACCTGAGTATCAAGATAAAATGACATTACATCACCAACATAAGAGGACATTTCAATAAATAAATTTCCAGGCGTTGCCTCAGAAAAATCATTATACGTTGTTGGAAAATAAGTTTTAGCATACTGTTGTAATGCTGCTTTAAACGACGTAAAATCTTTATTTAAATACGATATATTTTTATCTTCGTTAGCCATTATTATGTGAATTGTACTGTTACTTGATCAGGTGAATTTGAAATATTTAATCGATAATCGATAGTTAAACTTACTAAATTGTTGTCAACATCTGGGCTTAAAGTAATATTGGTAATTGTAACTTCAGGAACATACAATGATACATTACTTAAAATATCATTTCTTAAAGTTTCTACATTATTATCGGTAATTCCTTCAAATAAAAATCCTTTTAAACCACATCCAAAATTAGGATTCATTACTCTTTCACCCTTACTTGTTAATAACAAATTAATTAAATTAGATTTAATTTGATCTTTAGTAGTATAAGTACTATTAAATACACCAGATGCATTAAAAGGTAGTGATACCCCAATAGCAATGTTTTTTTGTAAATCTAATGGATTTACTCGTATTGTTTGAGGTATTGGCATATTATCCTAAATTACTTAATCCTGCTTTATCTTGAGCAGTCATGTTATTAGCAGCATCTAATATAAAAGCAGCAAATGGATTACCACCTTCAGAAGTATCTACTTTTAAAGTATTTTGTTGAGGTTGTTCATACCCAAACATAGCTCCCATTTTACTTGATAATTGATTACGAACTGCTGGATTTGCAGGTACATCATTACTAGTAAAAGTCATAGTGCGGTTTTCGCGTAATGCTTTTTTTTCTTGTTTAGCCATATGCTCTTCAAGAATATATGGTAATTCTTCATGAATAGCATCAATTACTGCTTCTTTGATTAATTTTTTAAATACTTTGATGTTCATAATTATAAATATTTATCCTTGTAAATTTTTTTGATCTATTATTAGTTTTAATTGTTCTACTAAATCATTAGGATCTAAAGTAAATGATAATTCACTTTTTAATACTTCTGTTCCATCACGGTTAACAGCTACAGCGTAATGACGTTTATTTCCTTTAACAATAACTGCTTGTTAAGCACCTAATGTTTGTTCTTCTTTAATTTTAAATTTAAATCCTTTATATTCACCATATTGATCAACATTAGTAAGTAATGAACTAGTTAAATCTGTTAATTCTTGTTGGTTTAATTCAGTTAATACTTTGCTATCTAATAATTTATTAACTTGATTTAATCTTTCAATTAATTCATTCAATTTAAATATTTCATTCTCTAATAAAACGCTAGCTATAGCTAACAATGCACTTAAAGCAATAATTAATTTATTAGCTCTTTCTATTTGTTTTACAATTTTTAATATTAAATTAACAGGTATACCTACACCAGGAGGTACAGCTGTTGGAATAGGGATTGCTGATAATACAGCTACAAGTGCACTAAATATAGCTAGATAGGTACTTATTTGTTGTAATGTTTGTTGTAGTGACTGTAACTTATTAATATTATTATTTATTAAAGTAACAGTACTATTTCTTAAATTAGTAGCTATTGTTATAGTTTCTGGAGTGTTTGCTTGGTCTATATATGCATTTACTTGATCAACTAATTCTTCTAATCTTTTTCTTTGAGATAATACAGCAGCAAATTTATTTGCTAATTGTAAAGCTATAATAGGTGCTAATGTTTTAGCTGTATTTAAAGCTAGTTTTTTAATTCTATCTTTATTAATTTTTATTTTTCTACCTTTAATCCTTGTTTTTAATTTTTT